TACAAACATATAATACTTTATCTCCAGAAGAAAAAATAGCATTCAAAGAAAATTTTAGAACTCATTCAGTTGAATCATATGTATATAATACTATACATGTTTTATATCCTTTAAGCAAATGTGATAATTGATTTAATCGATTTGCAGTGAATTCTGTTTCAAGTGCTTGAAGATAATAATTAAATAATTTGTTTTGATTCATATCAGACAGACTATCTTTGCATAATGGTCTTTTCAATATTGGTGTTTGTATACATCCTTTTATTTTCCATTCATTCCATAATGAATATACAAAGTCATTTACTTCTTGGAAAAATGGAATCTTTAAAAATTCTTTTTCTATATGACCATATAACAATCTAAATGTTATTTGTTTGCTTTGTTCATATTGATCCGATGTTAATTTATCAGTACCAAAATAAAATTTTCCAAAATATGTATGAATAGATCCTTTGGGTAATTTATATCCAATTAGTCTTGCAATCAATCTTACATGATATGCATCAAAGTCAAATTCAACTAATGCTCCATTTTTAAATCTACTGCAAAAAGCATCTCTAGTGCCATCTTGTTTATTCATTGCTGCAAAATTGAATCCACGAAATGCATTTGAAGGACGACCTGTAGTTGTATGATAATGATAATTTGAATAAACTCGTCCGGTTGTAATTAATTCTTTCATTTTAAAAGAATCATTAACTTGCATTCCGTTAGATTCAATGTCAGCAAATATTTTTGGATAATATGTATTAAATTTTTTATATGAATCAGATAATTTAGAATTAACAATCATAGGCATTGCATACTTGCGTATTTTTTGACACATTTCTACATGTTTCATTAATGGAATAATCGTATTAACATGTTGTAAATTAGTATGTCGCCTCCAATAAAAATGATGTGCAGCTGTATAATAATGATTATCATCATATGCTTCATTATATGTATACCACCACAAACTTTTTACATCATAAACTTTGTTATTTCCGCCCATTTGTAACCATAACTTTTTGTCATGAACAAATATAGATTCCAATTCAAGTAGTTTATTTAAATGTTCTTTAAAGCCGGTTATTTGTTCAGTATGATGTATAGGAACAATGAATTCAATTTCATTGCTTGAATACACGTAAATACAAGATATTTTATTGATTGAAGGATGAAGTTGATGATCAGTTAGTATAGGAACAACTAATACAATTTCTTCTTTTTTAATATCTTGTAATAACGAATCTAGTTCTTTTGAATCGTCTACTATTATCATACATTAATATAATAATAAGTTTTTTTCAGATATCCAATTGATTAATATCTTTTGGAACTATAAATTGAATATCAGAATAATATTCTAATGGATTATTTAAAAATTTAGATATTTGTGGAATAGTTTTTGCTGCTATACTAATTTCATTATTGTTTTTATTTTGGACACTAGGTATCAAAACATTATCTGTAGTAATATCTATTAGTTCTCCTGTTATATACCACCGTAATTCAACTCCTTTATATAAATTTGGATCTATAGATCTAGAACTTAATTTTTTAAATGTACTATTATCTACTTCTGTAATATATTTTGTTACTATATTTTGTAAAAAATAACGATCAACATATCCATCTATTCTATTTTGTTCACTAATTTCAAGTAATAATGGTATTATTGAATCATATGATGTTTGTAATTTTGGTTTTAATTCTTGATATACTTGTTCTGAATCAGATATTTCTTTATATGGTATTAATTTTTGTGATTTTCTAGCATTCCATTTTGGTAATGAAAAAATTTCACCTGTTTCATATGTATGATATAACCCAATATATTCTTGTCTATCAGTAGTCATCAATTCACCACCAATTGTATATAAATTGTTAGTTATTTCATCTGCTGTATATCGTATTTTTATTCTTCTGCTCATACACTGTATTGTTTATATTCAGTCATATCTACTTTTGGTCTCATTATACATGTTATTTTTGTTTGCCAAACTCCATCGTTACCTACAGTATCAGATATACCTACTATGCTAAATACTGTTTGACTTCTATATCGTTTTGGAATAACATCGAATATTAAAACATCACCATATCTAAAGCCACTAATTCCATCAATAGTAAAATCTACTTCAAATGGAAAAACAGGAGAATTTAATAAATTTGTTTGTTTTAAATCAGGTAATGGATATTGTAAATATTTTCTTAATGCATTTCTTAATTTTAATTTAGCTTTTTCACTTTCTGTATCATTTATATATTCAGCTTTTGTTTGTTCTAATTGATCAATATATTTAAAATGAGTATCTCTAAATGCTTGCAAATTAGCTAAAACTTGTTCTTCTCCACCGTCTTGATACATAAATCTTAAAAATGGAGCTATTTCTGCTTCTGATACGTCTCCTCCGCCATTTAAAACATATGCTAATTGTTTAGCTCGGCCTCCAAGTTTTGCTTTTATATTAAATTCTTTTACAATTGTTCCGTTTGGATGATTTGCATACATTGGAACTGAATATGGAACAACTCCTTGTTTTTGTATTGGAGTACCAATATATTTGTAATCATAAAAAAGTAATGCTTGATCTATTTTTGGATGGGTAATTAGCTTCATACTAACAGCTCCACCTAATGCTACATTAATTCTTGCAGAAACTTTTACTAAAAAATCTTTAATTTGTATATTTGTTTGACTAATATCTGTAGCTTCAGATTCCTCTCCTTCAACATCTATACTATCTAATTCTAATAATATAGATTTAATAGTGTCAAGCGATATAAATATTCTTGAAGGATATGCTCGACCTACGTTATCTTTGAATTCTTGATATGGTATAGGAAATGCAGTTTCTCCGTCAGAAAAAGACTTTTCAAAAAACTCAATTGGATTAACAATTTGTTTTGAAGTAGTTTTTTTCTCTTTATCAACTATTTCTATTTCTGTTTTATTTTTTGGATATCTTGCTGTTGAAGTGTTACTATATAAAAATATGCTATATGGATCTGATGATACAATATCTTCATAATAATTACTAAAACATGTTAGGTCGTCACATAATATAAAGGCATTTGGGACAGCTTTTTGTTTTGTTAATATTTGATCATTTAAAAATTGTACTAAATACCCTAATGTTACAAATCTAAAAAAGTTTGATGTTTTATCTTCTTTTTGTTTTTCTGTGGTTGAAAAATCTTCACCCCACATTATCATTTGATCAAAATGGGATAGGTTAGTAAGTAATAAACCAGCTGATTTATTATTTGAATTACTAATAGCTGCATCAACATCTTTACTTAACACATCATAAAAATCATTGGATACATCATCTTGTGTTAATGATTTTAATTCTTCTTTAGTTGCTGATTGTTCACCAGTTGCTGTTCTATAACTATATCCAAATGCTATGTTTTCAGTATTTAATTTTTCTTCATCCGTTTTTTCTGCTTGGGTTGGAATATATAAACTAACATCTGTATATACATTACTTGTACCTGTTAAGTAAACAGTTGCGTCTATAGATCCATCAGGTTGATATGAAAAATCAAAAGATGTTATAATTCCTTCAAAATCTTTACGATTCATTTTTCTTAACTTATCATAATCAAGATCTGGATAATTTTTTAATATTGTTTCTGACGGAGGCAAACTTCCAGTGTCTAATCGTTGATTTGTTATAACTGCAGAATCTGGATGTTCAAGTATTACTTGTGCATATCTTCCTGGTCGAAACCAATATCGCTCTATTCTATCTAAATCTAATTCTGGATTTGGAATTGTAAGTTGTATGGTTGCTTTATTTAATAAACCTCTAGAATTGTCTGCAATTGCAATATTTGCTTGTTTAATAAAAGGAGGAACTCTTTTTGCAGTATTTTTTACAGTTTCTCCAATTGATTCTACTGATAATTCACTAATAACACGTTCATCAGCTGATAATTTTATGTTGTTTATAACAATATCATTAATAATTTTTTGAGATCGTTGATTATTTAAATATCCATTAGGCGTAGATGGAAAAAATTCATCTTGTATTACGTTTCTTCCTCCTAATATGGAATCAGCAATTTTTGTTTTTCGATCTGTGCCTTTGTAACAAATCATTTGAACATTTGCAATTTTTCCAATCATGAAATCTAAATCTTTTTTAGATCTAGAAAATCCAGATAAACCACGTGCATTCAATTCCTCTTTTAAAAAAGGATCAACTTCTGTATAAAAAATATCTCCAGCCATAACTATCTATTATTATTTACTTTTTCTACATTTTCTTGTATACTTCTATCTACTGGTATACGAATTGTAGTATTTTCAGGAACAAATAATGTTCCTTTTCCTAATCCATTAGCAGTTGCTATAATCCACCATTTAGATGCATCGCCATAAAATTTATATGCTAGCAAATCTAATCGTTCTGCAGAAGTGATTTGTAGAAATATATCTTCTTGACTGTTTGGCATAACTGGTAAAATTGTTGTAGATGCTTTTCTTTTACCATTTGAACCTTTTATTTGTTTTGTTGTTGTATATCTGCTCATTTATACTCCTGTTACTAATCCTTCTGTTATTGGATCTATATTTAATATTTCTCCAGCAGCTGCTCCAATTGCTTGTTGTCTTGCTTGACCTGTTAATGATTCATCTGTTTCTCGAGCTGCTACTTTTTTTGCAATATTAACATCAAAATCACTTAACCAATTGGTTTCTCCTGGTTTATGTACTCTTGAACTTTCTAACGCATTTTCTTTGTTAGCTAATGTATAGAATCTTCCTCCTTTTTCTGGTAGATAATCGGTAATAACTGTAAATCCTATTGATACTGAAATTTTATTTGAAACTTGCATTCTTGTTTTATCTTCTTCAAGATTAATATCCCAAGTTGTGTCAGAATCTGCTAATGTAAAAGTTAAATTATTAATTAAGATTGGTTGTTGTACTAGAATATCGCCAATTGTGACTCTCATATATGGAGCAATTAATGCTATTGTATCTCTGTCATATTCTGGAGCAGTATATCCAGCTAATGCGTTTAATTTACGCCAAATTGGTTTTAATTCATCTCGATCGTGTGCATGTATATCAAAATCAAGATTCATATCTCTACTAAATTGAGTATAATGAAAATTTGGATCAGCTCGACCTATCATTTGTACAGCATTAAATCCAGGGGTATATGAATCATATAAATTAGTTATAACTGCTCTAAACGTAATAATATCATCAATAGTATCAGTATCTCCAAATTTCATGTTTGGACCTGTAAAAAAGAATTTAATATAATCTTGTGTTATACCAGGACTATTAATTACTGATCCCATTACTTCACCAATTTTCTTTATGGTTGGATTTTGTTCAGCTGAATTTTTTCCCATCCATCTATATGCATCTCCATATGTAGATTTTTTGAAATCTATAACATTTACATGATCTCCACGAAATGAATTAATTATAGCTAATGGTTCTCTTGTTTTTCTCCATTGATTATTTTTAGTATCCCATTGAGTTGAAGCAACTGTTTTTGATGTAAAATCATTTCGTAATGCAAATGAATTACCAGCGTCTCCTTCGCCAAACATTGTTTCTCTATTGTATACTTTATAAGCTCCTGCAGGAGATATTGAAGCGGCTAAATATGCGGCTGCTTTTGCTTTGCCAGATTTTTTTCTAGCTGCTGCAGCTGTTCCATCGATTCTTTTGCCTAAAATATCTGCAGCAGATGCTCCTTTTAATTCAGATTTATATGATCTAAAATCTTGATATGGAAATGGTACTCCTTCTATTCCCCCACGCGTTAAACTGGTAAATGGTACTGTTGCATATGATGGTTCTAATTTTGTTCCTGCATATGAAGTTCCTGCAGTTCCTAATAATGGCATACCAAAGTTTCCAATTAGTCCTGATCCAGCTGATGCTATAGCTGATATTTTTGCATTATCATCTGTTTGATTTGTATGATTAGATATAATTCTATCGATTGGAGATATAACGTCAGTTGATAATGATTGTCCCATTTTTAATGAATGAGAAGCTCCAACTAAACTAATTGTATTTGATCGTCCAAAATTTACAGGTTTCCTAACAGTTGCTTCTTTATATTCGGTTGGACTTAAGTCGGATAATTTTATTCCGGGAAGTCCTGGTTTAGGTAATGGTGCAGCTAAATTTACATTTGCTGTAGATGATATGCCTAGTCCGTCTGGACTATTTCTTAAATTATAATTATTTGCTTTATTTTGTTGTGTTGTGCTAAATATACCATAACTACCTTGATAATATGGAGGTGTTCTTTGTGTATTAATATGTGGTTTCAATATATTATTAACAAAATCCGAGTATCTATTAGCACCATTTATAGAGTTATACCATTTACTTGAATTTTGAAAATTATGTGGATTTGTTAATGACATATATTCCTTAAGTTATTGCGTTTATATTGTAATTATTTCTTGATTGTGCTTCATTTATATCATCTATTCTTGTTACAATTTGTATACCTGCTATTGCATCTGCAACTGAACTTGCTATTTCTTGTGCCGACGGGCCTGATGTTGATGCTATAACTGGACTAGCGCTTTGTATAGATGAAGCTAATCCACTTGGATCTTTTGTTGCAATTAAGAAATCTGCAGGATCGGTTGTTATTATACTACCATTTGGCGAAATAACACCATCTTTAATATTTTGGGCGCTAGTAGCTACATTTATTGTTGCAGCTCCAACTGATATAGTACCGTTACCTTCAATTGTTGCATTTATTGAGTTTAATTCTGTTAGTCCGGTAAGCTGTTTAAATTTCTCAGCAAATGCTGTTGCAATTTGTCCTCCTGGTATAACTTTTGCTAGTTCATTTAATGGTTGTTGAAGTGTTGTTAATTTGTCAGCTAATAAAAATAATTCAGCTCCTTGTTTTACAAGTTCATCAGCTGATAAAATATATGCATCTATGGAGTCTTTCATTGTTACTGTTAATAACTCAGTAGTTTTGCTAACTCTATCTTGTTGATCACCAAGTATTGCAACTTGTTCAGTTAATTGAGCTTGGGTCTGTTCTCCTCTTTTTTCTTCTGTAGATCTAGTATCTGCTGCAGCTGCAGATTCTGTAAGAGATCGTTGTGGTCCAGTAAGAGTAGCATCAGCAGTAAAAATATTTTCAGCCATTCCACCTATATCGCCTAACAATTCTTGTTGTTGAACCATTTTTAATAATTTGTCTTCTGACACTCCTAATAAACTTGCTAATTCTTGTCTTGCAAATAAATTAGTTTTTATTGTTTCTCCTTCTTGCTCTATAATTTTTTGCATTGCTTCAGTTGCAGCTGCTGCGTCTCCTCTAATAGTTGCTTCTCGCAATGCAGCAGTTAAACTATTTCCTTGTGCATCTACTAAACGATTACCAGATAATAATTGAAATTCTAATTCTTTATTTATTGAAGATTCTATATCTAATAGTTGAGTTCCTGATTTTGCTATAGTATTAAAATCAGTTCCTAATGCTCTTGCTTGCAAAACAGCTTTTTCTAATGAACCTGGAACACGACTAAATTGCATTTGAATATCGGCTCCTAGATTACCAATGTCTTCAAAAATAGCTTTTGCAGCTCCGGCTAATCCTGTTTGTTCTTCTAATGCACTAGCAACATTAAACATACGTTCAACATTTTCTTTAGTGCTACCTTCAAGCGAAGCACCATATAATTGTATGGCATTTGCAGCTTCAGGAGCAATGCCTAATTGATCAACTAATGCACGTTGCACAGAAAATAGTTCTTCAGATAGTTGTTTATTTGCTAAAATATTTTTAGATTGTAATGGAGCAATTTTTGATATTTGTTGAAGATATGTACGTGTTTGTCCTCCACCAATTTTTAATTCTTTAGCAATATCATCTAATGATTGTCCAAATCCAGCTGCTTCAGTCGACGATACTCCTAATGTTCTATTTAATGATAAATTTCGTTGTTCTAAAAATGTTAATTGTCGTATTTCATTTTGTATTGATTTTGAAAAATTTTGAGCAACACCTATACGTTTAGATACAATCTGTTGATTACTATCTAATACAGCAGATAATTGTGATATTACGTTATTATAACTTCCAACAATAGTTGTGTTGTTTTTTATAGCATCTGCAAAATCTTTTTGTTTTGATAAATAGTCGCTGTTAGCTGAAACACTATCTTGAGTATTGTCTTGACCTTGATTAGGAAATGTTTTTAAATATAAAATATGATGTTGTGGATTCATGCAAATATCTTTTATTATAAATATTTACATTGGAGGTTTTCCGATTTTTTCTTTAGGTGATTTTTGTTTAGACTGCTTTTCATTAGCTTTTTTTCGCTCTTCATTGAGTTTATTTATTTTTTTAATATAAAATCTTCGAAGAAATATTGGCATATAATATAGATCTGCCCATGTCCATCTACCTTCGCCTATCCATAATAAATCAAATAATTGTCCGTGAAGTATTACACGATCTGTTCGTTTAAAACCAAAAAAGGTTTGCTCCAATTTGAAACATTGCTTTGAAGGTGCCTCCATCTTCACCTTCGAATTCATAATTATAATCTAATTTAGGAGATGTTTCATTATAATAGTTTCGAAACTTTTTGGAATCTTTGGCTAAAAAATGATATTTTACAAAATTTTCTATATCTTGTTTTTCTCTAGAATCATTAACTTGTTGTATAACACTTAATAAAAACTTTGAAACAGATTCTGTATTTACTTTTGTATATGAATATTTTATAACATCATCATTAATTTGGTATGTAAATTCTCCGTTGTCGTCAGAATCTAAATCAAAAGGCAAACTTTTAATTTTTGATAAATCAATTGTAGTTTTTGTTTCTTTTTTTGTATTTGGATTTATAACTACTACATCATAATCTTTGCCATAACTTACTATTCTTGCATATATAATTAATTTATCTTTGTCTGCATCTGCTATTTCATCTATATTAACATCAGAAACAATTAATGATTCTAATAATTTATCAAAAACTATTCCTTCATTTAAATATGTTTGATTAGTTAAAATATCTTCATCAAATGCGGTCATATATCGCATTTCAACTTTTCCAGAGCTTAATGGAGATGATTTTGGGTAAATTTTTCCTTGTGATGTTAATTCAATAATTTCAGTAGGTAAAGTACTTCTTTTTGTTTTTTCGTACTTATCTGTTGCTAAATTAATTAAATTTTCATTTGAATAACGATCTGTATGTTTTGCCATAACTTTCCTTTTTAAAACTTTATTATAAATATTAGTTACTTGAAAAATAAAGCGTAAATATAGTAGCAGTGCCTAATACAGCTCCCCACCAAGAAGCAACTTGATTTTTTTCGGATCTAGATAATCGATAACCTGTTCTTTTTTCTAAACTCCATTTTTTATTTGCTTTAGGCTTTATATATGTAAATAATATAGATGGAACTGCTGTAAATGCTAATGATGAAAATTTAGGATTTCTTGTTAAACCTCTAGTATTATAATATGTATAAAAATAAGAACTAAAAAATCCTATTGTAAATGGTATTCCTGGAGCATGATTATGATATCCTTTTGTTCTACCCATTACATAATCATTCATTTGTATTATGGAAAATGGTTGTTCATTTTCTTTATATAATATAGATAATTTATTGTCTTTTTTATATCCAAATACAACTTCTGTTGGTATATCTTTTATAAAATTATTTTTATTATATAATATAATGTTATTATCAATAGATACTATCTTTCCAGTTAATGGCTTTTCCTCAAATCTAAAAATAGTATCTTGACAGAATATATTACAAGTTAATAAAGATAAAAATATAATAAATATACGATTCATATGTTACTTAAATTTAGCTGTAACAATATGAATAAAATGACTTCTTTATAATAAATATTTTCTAGAGCGTAAAAATGGGAGCCGAAACTCCCATAATTTTTCATAATTAATTTTAAAATTCTAATACAGCGTAATCATATTTTAATGTTAATTCAATTTGAACTGATTCTTCTGTGGTCCAATCCATTGTTCCAAAATTTGAATCTGCAATGAATGCTCCTTTTAATAACCATTCTTCTATTATTTCACCAGTTGGTGAAAGTGAATTAAATCTAATATCTTTTTTGTATTGTGTACTATATCCATCTCTACCAGTTAATGATTCATGATGTAATCTTACCCATTCCATTACTGACTGAGCTCCTGATGGTACTATTGGATCATATAATGTAATTGATAAATCTTGCCATCTTGTTTTACCCTTTAACTTTCTTTCAACGTTAATGTGGTCTAATAATACTTCCCCATTAGTTAAAGAAGGTCTTGCAGCTGCTTTTATAATATAAGTAGGAATATCACTAATATACATGATAAATCTATTGGTATACTTAGGCTCCCAATCAAACGCTCTATCAAATAATTCGTTTTGTTCAATTCCTGGTAATTCTTGTTCTAATGCCATTTTTTATCCTATTTCTTTTATATAAATATTCATTTCTTAAATTTTATTCTGGAAATGAAGCACCAGTTGGTTGAATATTAAAGTCTAATACTATAAATTCTGCAGTTCTGGTTGGTTGTAAAAATATTTGTCCATATAATATATTTTGATCTATTAAATCTGGAGTGTTATTTGTTGCATCCATTACAACTCTAAATGCAAACAATCCTTGCTGCGTTCTTACACTTTCTAAATATGGATTTGCTATTGCTAAAAATTTATTTCTTGTTTCAACTGTATTTTGTTCAAATACTAAAAATTTAGTAGCTGATGCTATAAATTTCTTAACTGTTATTAATAATCTTCTAACATTTACTCTATCTAAAGCAGATGGTCTTGCTTGTAATGTTTTTTGTCCCCAAATACATATTCCTTGATTTGGAAAATTTGCAATTGGATTTACACGATCTTCATACAATTCATCTCTATCTGATTGAGTTAATTTTTCATATGTATTAATTACAGATGTTAAACTACCTCTATTTAATCCTGCAGGTGCATACCATGGAGCTGATACCGCATCATTAAATGATATAGCGCCAGGCACTACAACTGACGGTGGAACAAATATTGGTTTATTCTTACCAGCATCTACTATTCTTACCCATGGGAAATATGTTGCAACATAATTAGAATCAATTGAAGTAACTTGATTAGTTACAGTTGATATTGAATCTGTTAATGCCCCAGCATCCATTATATAGAATGTATCTTGTCTATCTTCTGCTAATTGTCTAGCTTCTGCAGTTACATTTGAATGTAATCTATCAATTACTCCTGGTGTTATTAACATGTTAATATCAAAGAAGTCTGTATTTGAAAGAGCTGCAAATGCTTTTCTATATGCTTTTGTTCCTGTTGCTGTAGAGGTACTACAATCAAATCCTAATGTATTTGTCGAAGTTATATTAGTTCCTTTTAATTTTGGAAGATTTGGTCTTGTACCATCAAATGCTCCTTGGAATGGTACCATAAACTTTCTTGTTCCAATTGCAACATTAGAAGCAAATGTTCCTGCTGTTAATACTGTCTGTAATGAGCCTGTATATGGAGCAGTTATACTTGGAAAATTTGAAGATGTTGCTTGTAACATATCTCCTAAGTAGAAGTCTACGTTAGATCCTGTATTTGAGCCTGATGTTGGTAATGGAGCTAGATAATTTAAGTTATTTAAATTAGTATAATCAAATCCAAAATAATTTTTAGAATTATATGCTCCGCCTACTACTTGTGATGATGCATATGATGTTGCTGCTAAATTAACTAAGTCTGCAGATCCGGTTGCATCTGGAATTGGAGAATTTAATGATCTAAATCCAAATGGTACCAAAGAAGGATCTGCTGCTTTTTCTTTTACATTTTCTGTTACTTCAACTCTTATGTATTTAGATAAATTTGGATATTCTCCATTATCAAAAATTTTGCCGTTGGCATCAATTGTTCTAAATTGATCTCCAATTCTTCTTACTATATAATTTGGAGAATCAGGATCTAAATTAATATTGCTATATGTTTCTAATATTTCTGGTGATCTATCTGTGTCGTCAGAATCAAATGGTGATAATGGTATATTATTACTATTTACTTTTCTAACTTCAACGGTAAATGTACCATATCCATTTGGATCAGAAACTTCTGTTGCTAATTTTACATCTCTAACTCCTACTTTTACCTCATAGTTTTCATATTTACCATGTGATAATGTATGAAACTTAAATAAGTTAACAGATGCTCCTCCAGCTACTTGTTGAGAATTAATAAATGGAGTAGATGCTGCTTGGAAATCTTGTGCAAAATCATAATTTTCAATAAGCCCAAGTGTCAATGTAATATCTTTAGCATCATTGAATGTTGAAAATGCATTTTTATTTTCATATTGTACATATACTGGATAATCAACTGATTTTGGATTTCTACCAAATATTTTTGTTATATAATTATTTGCAGTGGAGTCAATTGATGCTGAAATAAAGTCTGTTGATAAATATGCAGAATATCCAGGTATAGATGAATCAGTAGCAAATGAACCTGAAGGTCTAATTTTCAATGATCCAGAAGTTAAATCTTCTAATGCTGTTTTTTCAAATACATTGTTACCATCACCAACCGTAGAAACTGGTTGAGTAGGATGTAATAAATGAGTAACAATTGGTGTTCCTGACGCTGAAGTAGCAATAACTGCTAATGCTCCATTGTCTAATTGATATCCATCTTCATATAATAATCTTGTTACTGTTACTACTCCTGCATTTTTTAAATATTCTTCTACAGTGAATGGTACATATGATTCATCGGTATATCCGCCAAACGTTTCTCTAAATTCAGAAAATGATCTTATTTGTGTTGGAACTTGTGCTGGTCCTTTAACTGTTGATCCAACAACAGCTGCTCCAATTTCACTAACTCCTCGTTGTAAAAATGATTGATCTGTTTCTTGCGTAAATACACCTGGCGATACTATTCTTTCAGCCATTAGTTTTTCTCCTATAATTATGTTTATTATAAATATGTTTCATAAACTGAAAAAACTATGAAACAGGGGTAAAAGTACCTTCTTCAAGATTGATTTGTCCATCACCATATTTTTCTTTCAATGAATCCATTAAAGTTTGTTCTTCATTTCTTAATGTTTCTAATTCATTAAAAACTCTAGTTTTTTCTGATGTAATTAATTCTAATTGTTTATTTAAACTATATTCATCTGTTGCAATCATACCTATTGTATTGGTTGTTTCTGCATATTTTGATCTTAATTCCATTATAGAATCTAAATCTTTTTGTTCTAATTTTTTTGTTTCCATTGTTATAACCTTATTTTATATTATTATATTAAAAATTTTTATATTTTCCTAGTTATCCTGTAAATACCATTAGATATTTAGATCCAGATGCTGATCCTGCACCACTACCTGACAACCATAATGTTCCAACTACACTTGGTTCTGATGTTGGTAATCCTTGCAATGATGAACTTCCAAACGCACTAATGGTTCCACTTGCACTTATATCACCAGAAGCAGTTATATTTGTAAATGTTTGAAGTGAGCTTGAAATTAATCCGCTTGGTAATTGAGATGATCCTGATATTATTCCGGTTGGTAAACCTACATATTCATTTGCTGTTATAGTACCACTTGAACTTATATTTCCTGATGCAGTTAAATTAGTTATAGGTGATGTATTTATATTCAATGATCCTGATATAGTTACATTGTATGCTTCAGCTCCTGTTAATGCGTCAGTTAATTGTGTTATTTGTGTGGCAGTAATTCTTCCGCCATTAGTTATTCCGGTATTTGATATTGTATTTGCCATGCTATTTTCTTTGGTTTATTATAAATATAACTTAAACTCCAAATCTACCTTTTAATGCGTTGTAGTTGTGTAACACTTCGTTTGCTGATAAAGCTCGGTTGTAGATGTGAAAAGGTCCCATATTACCATCAAATGTAAAACTTGTATTAAAATATAAACCTAAATATAAATTACTAGTACTTAAATCTATAGAACTTTGTTGGCTACCATTTTCTGACATAGATTGTAATACACCATTTAAATATAAATCAAATGAACTTCCTCCTTCAAATACAATTGTAGCATTATACCAATTTGAAAAATCAGTAAATGATTTAGATTTATAATGATTTGTACCGTTACACCAAATAAATATTAAACTACTATTAAGACTTAATCCTATTAAACTAATATTTGTACTAGGTGGCCTTGCTGCAAATATCCCATCATTTGAACCTGCATCTGCTTTAAACCATATTGATGTTGTTAATTTTGTTACACTATTTCCTAAAGAGGTACATATATCAGGACCAAAATCTATATAATCATCAACACCATCTAAGCCAAACTCGAATGTGGAAGGATTTGTATTAAATGCTACATCATTAATTAAACTACCCGAATCTGCAGTATCTATAGTATTGAAAGTTTTAATACCTGTTTTAGGATAACTTGCTCTATTAGCAGCATCCATGTTGAATACTAGCCCATCCGAAACAATATCTGTTGTTATGCTACCTACTCTTCCACTCATTAGTGTCTATCCTTTAATGCGTTATAGTTATGTAATATCTCATCTGATGAAAGAGCTCTATTATATAGATTCATATTATCTTGGTTTCCATTATAATAATAATTTGCCCCTGTTTCTGTCCCAAAATTTCTTATAGCATTAGTCATCGCAGTATTTGCTCCTAAAGTACCAGTTGATATTTGTGTTCCATTTACATATGTTGTTACAACTAAATTGTTACGAGTAAAACAAAAATAGTTCCATGAACTGAGTGATAGTCCATGATTAATTGATGTATAAACTCCACCAACGTTATGATACCATTGAGTGCTTGTTATGTACATCATATATTTACTTCCTACAGTATTACCTCCTATAGGTTCTCCATTCCATGCTGTTGGATTCATCCATGCACAATAAGTATATTCTGTACCTAAACTAATAGCAGTATCTAATTGCATATTTGTACTACCGTCCCAATTAAAACATTTATTAGTTGCATCATATATTCCACTAGATCCAAAAGTTCCATTGTTGTCTAAATTTATAGTATTTTTGATAACTGTTGTTGCAGTATTGGGTATAGTGCTTGCTAAATTGGATGCATCAAAATTAAGTACTAGCCCATCCGAAATAATATCCGTAGTGATAGAACCCATTCTCATACTCCAAACCTCCCTCGTAATCCATTATAATTGTATAACACTTCTTCTGCTGATAAGGCGCGGTTATAAAGTTGTATATTAGCTACCTCACCCTGAAATGGAGTGCCAGCAGAGGCGTTTGTGCCTATATAGATATTATCAGTAGCATCATTTAAAGTTCCTGGCTCTGCTGCAGTAATAACTGCTACAGTGTCTTCATATATAATAGCTGTTGCACCATCCCATGCTATACAAATATTATGCCAATTTCCATCACATAAATTCCCTACTCCACTTGCTGAGGTTCCTCCTAATGTAGCAAAGGGGTTGCCATATTGTCCACTAAGTCTATAATAAGTTCTTCCTTGTGTATTACTATAAGCACTATTTCCTTGGTATATTTCTATATGATCATCAAACCAAAACAAAGCACCACTATTGCTATATGTATCAGCCTTAAACCATAATTGAGCTGTTAATGATGTAGAAGAATTTAAGGGAGTAAAAGAGTTAACTTCTATTCTATCATCAGTACCATCAAAATTAAATATTCCACTATTAACATTTGAAAATGTAGTACCATTTAAGGTACCAGAAGTATTTCCTATAGTATCTGTCACAGTAGTACCAGTTTTAGGATAGCTTGCCCTATTTGCAGCATCCATATTGAATACCAGTCCATCTGAAACAATTTTAGTTGTTATTTCACCTCTACGTATACCCATTATAATCCAAATCTTTCTTTTTGTGCTTGATAGTTTTGAAGTACTTCTCCTGCTGATAAAGCACGGTTATATATTTTAAATGTACTTCCTTTACCAAGAAAATAATTATATGCTCCGGCATAATGGCCGGCTGCTATTCTTAATTTACTATTTGTTGTATTCAGACTTAAAGTTTTAGAATTACTAAATTCTCCATTAGTATATATTGAAACATCGGATCCATCATATAAATGTACAATTTGATTCCATTGATTTACATTAATAGTATTTCTACTAGGAAGAGTACTAATAGTATCATTTCCTCCTCCATAATAATGTCCTATAGCATTAACATATCCACCATTATTAAATATCATTGTATCATATAAAATTGCACCTCCAGAAGCACCATATCCAGCAATATTTTTATTTGTAGTGTCGTCGATATAATACCAGCCTTCGAAAGTTCTTGAATCATTACTAGAAATTCCTATATTTGATTCTGTTTCAGCATAATCTGAAGGACCATCAAAATTAATACTTCCATTACCGCTAGAATTAAATGTAGGACCATTTATTAATGTTAAATTATTTGATCCTTCTAAATCTGTTAATGTAGTACCAGTACCTGTATACGATGATTTATAAGCAGGATCTATATAAAATACTAATCCATCCGTGACAATATTATTATTTATTTGTCCTGATATGCCTGTTTTAACGCCAGCCATAACATTATGTTAGATCACCCATTAAGTCCCATTCATCAAGACCAATGTATTTTAATGTTGCTGATGAAAATTGTCCTGCCAAATTTAGATTACTGTTTTTGCT